AAGCGCCCCGAACTGACAGCCAAGCAGCTCCGGTTTGTGGACGAGTACCTTGTCGACCTGAACGCAACTCAGGCTGCGATCCGCGCCGGGTACAGTGAAAAGACCGCTTCCGCGATTGGGTTGGAGACCCTAGGAAAACCTTTAGTCGCTGCCGCCATTGCAAAACGCATGGAGCGGCGTGCTGCAAAGGTCGAAATCACGCAGGAAAGGGTGCTCGAAGAACTCGCCAAGATCGGTTTCGCGGACATCCGCAAGGCCGTGAAGTGGGGGTCTGAACTGATCTACCGGCAAGGCGAGGGCTCGGAGTCTGAACCCGGCGATCCCGTGATTCAGAACGGCGTCGCACTGCTGAACAGTGCCGACTTGGACGAATCAACCGCCGCGGCGATTGCGGAGATTTCCAAGGGCAAGGACGGGCTCAAGATCAAGTTCCACGACAAGAAGGGCGCGCTGGATTCGATCGGCCGTCACCTTGGGATGTTCAAGGACCGCGTGGAACACACGGGCAAGGACGGCGGCCCCATCGAAATGAAGTCCCTGACGGACGATGAACTGCTGGCGCGCCTGCGGGCGAAGGCTGGGGTTCTGGATGCGATCAGAAACAAACTCAAGGAAACAAGCTGATGGCCAGTCACATCATCTACAAGGCAGCGACCGCGGCGACGGACGGCACGACCATTGCGCATCCGGTGTTCAACGCGACGCCGTTCGAGTCGATCACGGTGTCTGCCCCTGGGCTGGACACGGCAGGCGAGGAAGTTGACATCTATCGCGATTCGGCCGGTACGTGGGAGGTCGCGAGGGACATCAACGGCGTTGCGCTGAAACTGGCTGCGACTGCCGCGACCAACAATGCCCGGCAAATCGTGCTGGAAGGCGGGACTTGGTATCAGTTCCGGAAGGACACGACTGCCGCGGCCTGCGCCATTGTGGTCACCGAAGGCCCGATGAGGAACTGCTGATGTTCGGCAGCCTGGTCAAGGACACGTCAACGACAACCGGCAATGGTGCGCTCACGCTGTCCGGAACTGCGGTGTCTGGCTTCCGCCGGCCGCAGGACATTTTCTGGCCGAACAACGGCACGACGAATGTCGGCATCTATTTCCAGTACCACATCTACTCGCTGGACGGGCTGCAGCACGAGGCCGGGATTGGGCGACTGACGGCGGCGAATACGCTGGAGCGGACTGTCGTCGAGGCGACGATCAATTCCGGTGTTGCCGGATCTGGTACAGCGCTGAGCCTGTCGGCTGGCACGAAGTACGTTGTCTGCAGCCCGATTGGACAGGGCATCATGCCGACCTTGCCGACCGTCTACACGTCGGCGACAACGCGCATCCTGTCGTCTGCGTGGCCGGTTGGTACTCCGGACACCCTGACGACGAGCAATGCGGTCGTGTACTACCAGCCGTTCTACCTGACGAGCATGGACACGATTGCCGGCGTCGCGTGCCGTGTCACTTCGGCGGGAACTGGCAACGTTGTCTGCGGCCTGTACACGATGGACCCTGCGACTGGCGTTCCGAAAACCAAGCTGGCCAATGGCGCCGCGCTGGCGGTCACGTCGACCGGGCTGAGAAACTCGAACTTCACGGGCGTAACGATCCCACCTGGCTGGTACTTCCTGGCCTGCCAGACACAGAACAGCGATCCGGTCGTTGCCTCGATGGGCGGCGCCACGATCACTGGCTCCATGAACTCGCCGCTCGGCGTCGGCGCGTCCGACGTTCAGATTGTCGGCTTCACGGAAACCATTGCGTACAGCGCGACGATGCCCGCCACTGCCGGTACACTTACGGCCGTGACCGGCGAGGTGCCGAACCTTTGGGCGGTGGTGGCGTGATGAATCTCGAACTCCTCGATCCAATCGGCCCATGCAAGCCAGCGACTGAGTACAAGGGCGAGTGGTCCGATGTTGGCTACATCAGCCGCACGACGATCTTCGACGCAAACGGAAGCGTCCTTTTTGACTCCGAAGTTGTTGGCGTTCACGGCAATGAGTTTGCAGTTTCGCTCGATGCGGGAACTTCGCAGGGCATGGAGCACGCGCCATGAAATCCGCCCCGTCCCGATTCATGCTCGCCAGTTCGCGCATGGGGAAGTCTGTTGCTGATGCGATCCAAGACGGTGCGGCAGCGAATCGCTCCTGGTGGGCTGATTCGATGGTTGACTGCTATGTACCTGACGAGTCCTTTGACTCGGTGATGTTCACGAGCGGGGCGTGGCAAGTTCCTGAGCCGAACGCAGATATTTACTCTGTTGAGTTGGTGATCCAGCGCGAGGCGTAGCGCATTGAAGAATGCCGGTTGCATCTAGCCGGCATCCTTGAGTGCGAATGCGGAGTGATGATCCGCAGGAATTCCGTATCGAACGGTGATCCGTTCCGCTCGCCACGAGCGATGTAGACGACAAGACGAGCAAGCCGGGTTATCGCCGGCCGCACTCAATTAACCCAACCAACACCGCTCACGCTGGCCAAAGCCGGCGCGGGCGTTTTCGTGCCCATTGCGGGCAAATCCGGCGATCACTCGCCTAGCTTGGAAACACAACCGGAGAAACCTATGGGCATTGCAATCTCTGAATCCGATGTTCGCCGCAACCTGCGGGCCTTTCAGTCCACGCCGCGCGAGAATGCGCTGTTGGCGGTCCTGGGCATCCCGGACTCGAACACGAACACTGCCGGCACCAGCCCGGCGTCGACCATCATCCCGGCCGAATACGGCAATGATGCGACCATCCGCAAGACGGTACTGACGATCACGGCGCTGACCATCGCGCTGTCCGACGATGCCGGCGTGGCTCAGTACGGCGGCGCGAAGATCTACGATCTGCCGACCGGGCTGATTCAGATTGTCGGTGCGACGGTGGTTGGCAACTTCACCGGCTATGCATCACTGATCGACACCTTTGCGTCCAACGTGGCGCTCGGCACGGTCACGGCGACGACTGGTGCAACGCTGGTCAGCACTGAGGCCGACATCATGGCTTCGGTGGCGAACGCGACGGCTGCGGCGGAAGTCGCTGCGGTTGATGCCGGATCGACCACGGCCGCAGTGATTCAGGATGGCCGCGGCACGGCCAAGGATGTCTACCTGAACTTCGTGGTTGCCGACGACGCCGCTCACGGCACCGGCAACGCATCGTTCACCGGGACCGTCACGCTCTACTGGCGCAACCTGACCGCGCTGTAATGCTGGACCGCGAGGCCCTTGCGCTCCTAGAGGAATGGGAGCGCAGGGAATCTACGCGGCTGTTCCCTGATTTCGGCCCGCTTCGGCGGGAGCTTTACCCGAAGCATCTGCAGTTTTTCAAACTGGGTGCGACGAAGCCGATTCGCGGGTTCATAGCCGCGAACCGCGTAGGTAAGACGACGGCTGCATGCCTGGAACTATCTTTCCACCTGACGGGCGAATACCCGCACTGGTGGGAAGGCAAGCGGTTCGATGGTCCGATTGAGGCGTGGGCAGCCTCGATTGACTGGAAGGACATCCGCGAAGGCATTCAAGCCAAGTTGTTCGGCAAAGAGACGGACATTGGTTCGGGGATCATCCCGAGCTGGGCGATTGACCCCAAGCAAATCACGTACGTCGGGAATACCAACGGCGCGATTGACAAGGCGCTGATCCGGCACAAGTCCGGAGGGTGGTCCGAGCTTCAGTTCAAGACCTACAAAGCCGGCCGAGACACGTTCCAGGCGGTTTCACGTCACGTCATCCTGCTGGATGAAGACCCGATCCACTTCGGCATTTTTTCGGAGTGTGTGACCCGTACGGCCACGGTCGACGGCATCGTGATGTTGAGCTTCACCAGCATCCGCGGTGTCACGCCGCTGGTCATGAAGTTTCTGCCCGAGCTTGGCAAGCCGCCTGAGATTGACGGCGAGGAAGTCGAAAGCGAAGGCGACGACATAGACGCTGGATTCCTGGCCGCGGTGATCTGCGGATGGGATGACGTGCCGCACCTGCCAGAAAAGATGCGCAAGGTGTTGCTGTCTGCCTACAACGAGCAAGAGAAAAAGGTCCGCACGACCGGATGGCCCGGTCTCAGCGCAGGGATGGTGTACCCGGTGGAAGAAAGCGAGTTCGTCGTCCAGCCGTTCGCGATTCCGAAGCACTGGCCGCGAGTCTGCGGACTTGATCCAGGCTGGAACCGAACGGCCGCCGTGTGGCTTGCCATCGACCCGGATACCGACACCGCCTATGTCACGTCCGAGCACTACCGATCAAAGGTCGCCCCCGAGGTTCACGCGCGCGGGATTCTGGCGCGCGGCGACTGGATTCCTGTCGTTTCGGACAACGCCAAGGACCTGAAAGGCAACAGCATCATCGACGAATACAAGGCGCTCGGTCTCAAGAAGATCGTTCCCGCCAAGAAGTCAGGCAAGGACGTTCGGCTGATGCAGACGCATAGCCGGCTGTCCAGCGGGCGCCTCAAGGTGTTTTCAACCTGCCCGTGGTGGCTGTGGGAGTTCCGCCAGTACCGGACCAACGAGTCCGGCGAAATTGCGAGCGACCACGATCACTTGATGAACGCCACCGAGTACGCGGTCGAGTCGGGCATTCCGATTGCCGAAGTGTTCACGCCACCGCCACCGCGCAAGAAACTGCAGACAAGGGACTATGGACTCCATTTCAACGCTTGAACTCTCGCCGGAAGACGATGCGATCCTCCGCGAGGAGAGGACTCGGGCGAAGCTGGAGCTTCTGGAGTCTCGTCGTCGCGAGTGCGATTCGTTCGTGCAGGCTGCGAAGCCATTGCACGAGCAGATGATCCAGAACATTCGCCAGTACGAAGGCTTGCCACGCACGGTCAAGAAGACGAAGACGCAGCGGGCCGGCTCGGAAACCAGCGGGCCGCCCGTGTTGCAGGCGACGCGCAGCAAGACGGACCTGGTGATTGCCCGCGCAATCGACATGCTGTTCCCGACCGCGCAGCCGCAGTGGCGGCTTGATCCCGAGCCGGTCAACGAGCTTGGCGACATGGTTGACCCGGAAACCGGGCAGCCGATGACCAAGGATCAGACAGACGCGATTGTCAGCGCCGAGGTCAAGGAGTTGGAAACCGAACTCCGCGACCAGTTCATTGAAGCCAAGTTCCCAGCGATTGCGCGACGCGTGATCGAGGACGCCGGGATCATGGGCATAGGCGTCGTGTACGCGCCGAGCACGGCAGTGAAGCGCCGCGAGCGCTACATGAAGGCCAGCGACGGCATGGAAACCGTCGTCAACGTCGAGATCGAGACCGAGGCAAGGCCTGGGATCGAGTACATCGACCCCTTCATGTTCTTCCCGCAGCCGGTGGAGGACTTGTCCAAAGCCAGTGGCGCCTTCGATCTGAAACTGATGACGGACGGCGAGCTTCGCGAACTCGCGTTGCATCCTGACGCAGACCCCGAAGCCATCCGGGCGCTGCTGGAATGCAAGGACAAGCCCGACTTCGGCATTGTCGGATCCATGATCGCCGACCGGAACGCGCGTACCAGCTTCCGCGAGGTGATGGAAAACCGCTATCCGGTGTGGCGGTACAACGGATGCCTGAAAGCCGAGGAAATCAAGCTGCTGTTCGGCTGTGAGTGCGACACGCTGGCGCAACTACCGATGGTGCAGTTGTGGTACTGCGGCGACAAGCTCTTGTTGAGCCGGTTCGGGGCGCTGAAACACGGATACCGCATCCCGTTCCACGTCTTCACGATGTTCCGCGACCGTGGAACATGGTCGGGGCTTGGCGTGCCGTTCTTGTGTCGTGACTCGGCCCGAGCCGCGCAGGCCTGCTACGAAATGGGGCTGCACAACCTGGCGATGTCGACGGGCATGTTCCTGTTCTACCGCGGCGACATCGAGCCGGAAGACGGGGACATGGAGATCAACGGGCCGAAGGTGGTCCGTGTTCTGAACGACGACAAGGACATGGGCGACCTGATCAAGGTCGAGGTCATCCCGAACCATTCCGAGCACATTTTCAACGCACTGGACCGCCAGCTCGCGTTGATGGACGAGGACATCAACCTTCCGCAGTTCACCAACCCGGAAGTGAACAAGCCGACGAATACGGCGTCCGGCATGGCGATGTGGATGAACGCGCAGACGGTGGTTCAGCGCCGCATTGCTGCGAACTTTGACGACTTCATGGAGCCGTTGCTGTCGGACTTCATCCGCTGGAATCGGACGTACAACGAGAAGTTCGTTGACGCACCCGATGTTCAGGTGGTTCCGCTCGGCCAGTCCGAGTTGCTGGTGAAGGACATCCAGATTCAGAACGCGATGATGTTCTCGCAGATGGCCGGTCCCGGCGGTGCGCTGGATGGCCGCGTCGATATGGATGTGATCGCGAAGCACCTGGCGCAGAAGTTCGAGGTGCCGGAAGGCGCATTGCTGACGCCGGATCAGATTGCCGAGCGGCAGAAGCAGGAGCAGGAGCGCCAGCAGAACGATCCGAAGCTGGCTCTGGAGCAGGCCAAGATTCAGCAAATGCAGGCCGAAACCAAGCTTGCCGATCTCAGGCTGCAAGCCGAGACGCAGGACAAGGAGCGCGACGACGCATTACGACGTGACGACCGCATGCTGGATCACGAAGAACGCCTGCAGGAAATCGCGCTCAAGCGTGAGCTTGCCCAGCTTGAAGTCATGAAGATCGACGCCGCGCGGGAAATGAAATACCTGGAACTCGCGCAGAACAAGGAATTGAACATCGCCGAGCTTCAGGCGCAGTTGAAGTCCGAGGAAATGCGGACGCAGCGTGCCGAGTATCAGGCGGCCATGAAGGCGCGCATTGATGCCGAGAAGATCGCCTCTCAGTCGCGCGAAATGCGACTGAAGCTGAGTCCTGCGAACCCGACCAATACGGGAATTTGATGAATCGTGAATCACCCGAATGGCGTGCGCTTGAGGCGTACGTCACGAAGCGCCGTGCCGAAATTGAACGCGCGCTGACACAGACACAGTCCGAAAACGAGACGCTCGAAAAACGGATTGAGTACCGATTGCTCGGGGAGTTACTGCGCAAGGTCGGCAGTCCTGAGCGCGAACCGCACGAACCCAAGGACTTTGGACTCAAACAATGACTGACCAAGCCAGCCGATATGCCGCGCTGCAAGCGAAGATGGGCGCCGCTACGGAAGTGAAAGAGGAAGTGATCGAAACGCCGGAGCCGAAAGCCGAGGCTGCGGAACCCGTTGCAGAACCCGCAGAGCCGGCGGCAGAGCCGGTTGCCAGTGAACCCAGCGAGCCCAGCGCAGCCGCCAAGGCTGAGGCTGAGGAACTATTCCCCGGCTATTCCACGCTCTCCGACGACGCGCGCGCCAAGATCGACGCCATCGTTGCCGAGCGTGATGCAGCCAAGAATCAAAGCCGCGAGTTTGAACACAAGTTCAAATCGCAACTGAATCTGACGGCTCCGACGCAACGCAAGTTGCGCGAGCTGCAGACTGAGATTGAACGACTTCGCTCCGCGCCGCGTGCGCCGAGCACCACGCAGTCCGCGCCAAGTGCACCGACTGCCGCTCAGGCCGCTAACCACGCGCGTCTGGCAAAGCTGCGCAACGAACTCCCGGAAGAAGCCGCCGCGATTGAAGAAGCCATCGCCGCGAATCTCGAACCGATCCGAGCCGAAAACGCAGCGCTCAAGCAATCTGTTGAAGCGACGAAGGCCTACATCGAAGAACTGGAAGCCAAGTCGCAGCTCAACAGCATTGATCCGGACTGGAAGCAGAAGACCGAGAGCGATGACTTTGCTGCATGGGCTGATGCCATTGCCGACGAAGCCAGCGAATTCTTTGACCCGATGATGGCGGAAGCCATTGCTAGGGCGAAGCGCGGCTACGACGTGAACGCAATGAAAAGCATCCTGCGGCAATTCAACCGTGATCTTGCCGAGGCTGATGCCGCCATGAGCGAGCCGCCGCCGGCAAAGCCTGCCTCTCCCATCCGGAAGCCGACACCAGACCCCTCTCTGCGTCGCCCGGCTGTTGCTGTCACGAACACTCCGCGGACCTTCGTCAATGACCAGGAACGCCGGATGTACGAACTCAAGCAACGACTGGGGCGCTAACCCCATTCAAGGAATACCACAATGGCAACTCGTCAAGACTTGAACCTGACCAACGGGGCCGATCCCGACCTGATCATCCTCGATCAGTTCCTCACCCGTCCGGAATCGGACGACGTTTTCGATGCGGCGTTCACGAAGAACACCATCGGCATGAACCAGGGCGAAGTCGTGCACTTCCGCCGCATGCAGAACCCGACCATCGACACCACGACCGCGAACGGCCTGACCAACAAGGCCAGCATCGCGCTCACGCACTACGACTACACCGCGACTCTGAACGAATACAACGAGTCGCTGTCCATCGGCCGCCGCGAGAAGGAGCTGTCTTCGTACAGCAACCAGCTCAAGGAGCACGGCAACATCCTCGCTGACTGGATCGTGCCGGAAACCCGTTCGGCCATCCGCTTCAACGCGCTCAAGGCCGGCACCAACAAGTTCTATCCGTCGTCCGCCAACACGGTGCGCACGGACGTTGCTGCCACGCTCAACGCGAACATGCTGGAACGCATGATCCGTTCGATCCGCAATGCGCGCGGCAAGTACTTCCATGCCAAGGTCGAGGCCACGAACAAGGTCAACACCTCCGGCATCGAGCAGTCGTATCGCGTCTACTGCCACACCGATCTCGAAGCGGACATCCGCCTGCTGCCGGGAGTGAAGTTCGCGAACGAGTACGCCGCCGAGAAGAACGAGTTTGCCGCATGGCAGAACTGCCGCTTCTTCACCACGCAGACGGCCACGCCGTATGCCAACGGTGGTGCATCGTCCAGCACGTTGCTGGCAACTGGTGCAACGGGTTCGACGGCGGGCAACTGCGACGTGTACCCGGTGATCATGGTCGCCAAGGACGCCTGCAATGCCCTGTCGATCAAGGGTTCTGGCATGGACGGTATCGGCAACGTCACCACGACTGTTCTGGACAAGGCCGACAAGTCGGACATCCACAACAAGCTGGTCGTGCTCGGCGTTCAGTGGAAGGACTTTGCACTCATCACGGCCCAGGAATGGATCGCCGTTGGTGAAGTCGGCGCGTCGCGTCTCTAATCTGGAGTGAATGACAATGGCAACTTTCTACAGCTCGCTCTACCGTGAAAACGCGGCCAACTCCGACCTGTTCGCCTACAGCGGCCCCTACGGGGGTCGCTCCGGCGAAACCGTGACGGTGGCTGGCACGTTCACCTGCCCGGCCGCGTTGGCGACGAATGACATCGCCAACCTGTTCCCGGTTCCTCCGGGCGCCAAGGTGCTGCGTTACCTGCACTACTACGAGGACTTCGGCACGACCTGCACGACGACCGTGCAGATGGGCGATACCGACATGAAAGCGTCGATTGCCCTCGGCACTGCGGTCGCAGTGGGTTCGATTGCCGAGCTTTCGGCCGCAGAAGTCGCGGCGGCATGGGCGGCGAATGCAACGGCTGAGAAGAATCTCAACCTGATCTTCACGTCCGTATCGACCCCGACTGCAGGCTCGGTCTACAACTTCGTGGTGACGTACCAGGTTCCGTAACCTGCAAAGCCACTGTACCCAACGGCCCCTTCGGGGGCCGTTTCTTTTGGAGGTTCTGTGAACTACGAGAAACATGCAGAAACTGGCGGCGCGAACATGACGCGCGCCGAGCTTCGCGAAGCCTGCAAGACGCTTGGCAAGGCCGTTGGCCCGAACGAAAGCGAGGAGTCGATGCGCAAGAAGTTCTGCGACGCGATGGGCGTTGTTGCGCCTGCCGAGGTCAAGGACATCAGCGAATCCCGCAAGAAGTCCGGCGGCGTGCCGAATCTGTCGTCCAACGGTACTTGGGGCGGCAAGTGGTACTACGTGACCATCGGAACCACGATCAAGGACTGCAAGGCCTACCCGTGCGGTTGGCAGGGTGTCATGCACAACATCGGCATCGACCGCGAGACGAAGGTTTCCGCGGCGCATTTCCAGCAGATTCGTTCGGCGCTCGGCATCGCGAACTTCACCGGGCAGGAGTCCTACGTCGACACGGACGGCGTGACCAAGTATCGGCTCATCGAGCAGGTTCAGCCGGAGTTTTTCATCAAGGACTGGCGTGTTGATCCGGAAACCGCGCATCTGCCGGAGTCTTACTGCGAGTTCTTCCGCAACCTGGCCAAGAAGTCGGACAACTTCAAAGGCTACACGCGCAAGCAGTTGCGCTACATCGCCGGCATTCTCGCCGACTGGATGAAGGCGGCCGAGATCGAAAAGCTTGAGGACGACGCCATCCGCGAACTTTGCCTGCGCCAGTTGGGCATCGTGATCGACGACGAGATCCTGGGGCTTGAAGTCGCATGAGCCGTCTGACGTTGGCGAAAAAGCTGCATCAGATTCTGAGGGTCGATGCGAATCTCCCCGGAACCGCGCCAACGGCGACGACTTCGCAAACCGGAATCCTTGCCGAAATCGTCGGGTTTCTCGACGACGGCTATCTGGAGATTCAGCAACTCCACGAGGACTGGGGATTCCGGTTGCTGCAGGGCACGTTCAATATCTCAAGCGGGACGCGGGCCTATACGCGCGCCACGATTCAAGCGACGCTCACCACGTTCGACCAATTCGTGTTGCCGCGCGGCAGTGGTTCGCGCTCCCTGCCGGTTTACCTGACGGCGACGGGCGTCTCTGATTCATCGCACTGCTACTACGTACCCTACAAGGAATGGCGCGGCTATCTGGACTTCGGCACGCGGTCATCTGGCAAGCCTTCGTTCTTCACGATTCGGCAGGATCAGACCATCGAGTTCGATCCGACGCCGGATGCCACCTATACCGTTGCAATCGACTACCGGCGGACGCTGCACGTGTTCTCTGCCGATGCCGATGAAACGCTGTGGGCTGACGACTACGATGACGCGCTGGTGTGGAAGGCGGTCATGCTGTACTGCGACACGCGTGACGGCACTGGCGAGCTGATGGCCAAGGCAAATCGGAATTACAATGCCGCCATCGGCCGCATGCGCGGTCGCTACCGGCCGGGGCTGACATGGGACTCCTCTCTGCTGCATGGGTCTTTGCCGTGAGTTCGACCTTCGCACTCGACGGCGGACTGGACTACCAGACGCACGCGATGTTCGCGCGTCCGGGAACGCTGTCGGACTGCTGCAATTTCGAGCGTGGCGTGACGCAGGGGTATGACCGGATTGCCGGGCTTATCTCCTACGATGGGTTCGAGGTTGCGACCATCTACTCGTCGCAAGTGGTGCTCCGAACGCTTCTGGCCTACGGGAATCTGACCGAAGGCATGACGCTATTCGCCGAAGGGAACTACGTGGCGTTTGCGTCTGGACCGACCGGGTTTCCCGAGGAATACCCGGCTATTGCGCCGTTCTACAAGATCACGTCAGCGGCAACGACAACGGATGCCACGTACCGCTACTACACGCTGAACCTTGAGAATCCGCTCAACATCCCAGTGTACGAGCCCGACAACGCAACCGCGCTATCGTTTGCGAGCAGTCCCTCGGATGATGTCGGCGATTACGAAGAAATCTATTACGGTGACGACATCGGTGAAATCACATCAATCACCAACGTCACGACCGGCGATGCTGCCGAAGACTTGGCCAACAGCGTCACCGCCGTCCCCGGCCGCACTGATTCGGATGTGCACTTCACGCACCTCTACAAGGACGACGTGTATGCCGCCCGTGATCTGACGGCGTGGCTGATCGAATCGAATGGCTCGGCTTCGGCGACCAATCCGCCGGCCGAAGGCGATTCGCTGTACGTCACCGGATCGGGATTCGCAGCGATTGCCGCGAAGATCGTCAAGGTTGATGCGCCGCTGGGATGGGGCGCCGGCAAGATCGTCCGCGCGCTGGTCAAGGGCAACTGGGGCGATCCGACGTACAGTTCCGCGGGGGCAAACGATGTCCGCGTCGTGACCCGAGGCGCTGGGGATCTTGGCCTGATGCTCGGCGGATTCGGCGGTGCCTTGGGCGACTTCGGCGAACCGTTCGCGGCAACCGACATCGGCGAAGTCATCAACGTCAGCGACGACACCGAGGGCGCGCTCTACAAGTCAAGCGATGCCGGCTGGCAGGAAGTGCCGATGCTGCACGAAGTCCGGTTCCGGCTCGGGCAGTCTGCGATGTCGGAATTGTTGGGTGTGTCGCGTGTGTCGACGATCACCGACAACACGACGCTGCAGACTTCGACGGGGGTCATTGCCGGCGGCGCCGCGTACTCGCCGGACTTCCGGATCACATCGGCCAGCAATGCGCTGGCGTCTGATGACACGCGCACGTCTGGCGCCTCGGTGCCAAACACTGCGCCGGCCGCAGAGTTCGCCGAGATCCACGTCACGGGATTCGACACCAGCGCGATTCCGCTGAATGCCACGATCACCGGCATTGAAGTCTCGATTGAGCGGCAGGCCAGCTCGACTGCCAACTTGGTGCGAGACGCGGATGTCGCGCTGTCTGGCGTGGGGTCGCGCAGCGATTACCTGGGCTACATCACGTCTCTGTCGGCCGACAACAAGCGGGCGACGACGGTATGGGGCACCAGTGAGTCCACGATTGTCTACGGGTCCAAAACGGACTTGTGGGGTCAGGCCATCCCCGCGGTCAAGATCAAGTCGCCGGACTTCGGCGTCTGCCTGATTGTGGAACGCGCGAACAACGCCGGCACCTACGATGCACTGCCGCAAATCGACAGCATCAAGGTCAACATCCACTACATGAAGGCGACTAGCAAGGTCTTCTTCTACAACGCCAACGGGAGCCCCGTGGATGTTGAAGGTGATGTCGTGCAGGTTCACTTGCAGACCGGCGCCTATGCCGACAACAACGCAGAGGGC